CTAACCCTTCCCCTCATCGGGCGGGTTCGGGATTCTCACCCTATAGAAGTGCGCCATGCTGGGCGCACACAAAAAAGCCCCGGAATCGGAGCTCTCGTAATCGCCTGGCTTAACGCTTTGTGTCTCGTTCTCTTCGGACACACCGGTTCCTCCGCAAGGAACCGTCATCTTTAAGCCTCTAGGCGGCCTGGCAAACAGGCTTGAAATTGTCTACTTGTGACTATACACCAAAAAGAAGCCCCTCGCACTGGAGGGGCTTGGGTTGAGTAAGGTTTGCTTATTGAGCGGTATGCGTCAGCGCCCAATGCTTGTAACAGTCGAGGTCTTTGACTGAAAACCCGAGATCGTCGAGCGAACGTTCAAGCTTTACAAGATTTAAATCGTTCACCGCATCCCACAGCTTACTTGCGTCCGGAACATCCAAAGCCAGCATGACCCGCATTGCCTGCATCAGAGGTTTTCTGAAAAGGTAGCGCTGGTAGTAGCAGAACACTTGCAGGGTCTTCAAGAAATCCGCGTAAACAACGTATCGTTGTCTTTCAGTCTTGGTAGGCTCAGAGGCTGGCACTTCAGGTACGCTCAAGTCAACTACTTCAATAAAACGCAGGCAGTCCTCGAACTGCGATTGTTTGAGTTCCGTGTAGCGTGGGATTTGGTAGCGCGCCTTGATTGCGCGGTAGATCGTCTGATAGTACACAGCCGTTTTCTTTGCGCGTCTTGCTACTGCCTGTTGGATGGCAACTTGTTGCGCGTTGGTGATCGTGTCACCTGTTGGAACTTCGTAGCGTCCGGCCCTGCGAATAGCCGGTAAAACCTCATTCGTGACCCAGCGCTTGAATTGTTTTGCCTTCGGAAGTTTCGAGCCGAAGATCAAGGCGTACAGGCCGCTTTCGTTTACGCAGTTGACTAACTGTTTGCCGCCGTTGGTTTGAACCTCGACTTTACAAACGTCTTCGGGGTCGCAGTGAGTTTTAACTGCATTGATAGTATCTTTAAATCCAAGAGCTAAGCAGACCTGCTTTGCTACAAAGAGCGGGTTAAGAACTGTGCCGAGAATAGTAAGAGATTTATTCTCAAATGTGAAAGATAAAGCACTAGACATAATTGTCTCCTAAACAAGTTTTTGGACTTGTCTCCACACGCCAATGTGGAGAGCAAGGCTTTTGGGATTGGCGTCCCGTAGTTTAGGTTACGGCGTATCTTTAGATACTCCCAAAGCCTCGCTCATAAGAGACTTTTAAAGGAGGTGGCGTTTCGCCATCCCCTTGCAATCAGCTATAAAAAAACGCCTTTCGGCGACTGATCGCCTAAACCCTTGCGGGACGCCAATCCCGCGCTGTTGTTCAACAGCGAGGTCAGTATAGCGAGACTCCGAGAAAAAATAAATAGGTTCATCTTAAAAAGCATCTTTAACCTTCCTTTCGTTGATTTGTTCGAAATATCGAATTCGAAAAGCGAAAAATATCAAGGCATCTTCAGTCCACCGATCAAGCTTTCTCCGCTTGATGTTCCAGATTCGCTTACCTGCCTTGCTCAATGAAGACTGGGAGCCAAACACATATAGCAGAACAATCAGTTTCGCTGTCCGGACATTCAACCCATGGGTTCCGATAGAGAGAACTTCGGTTCCCGGCGCCGAGAAGTTTTGCCAAACGACATTGAGAAAATCCGCGTCCCTCATGTCGACTTCGCGGGCCTTCATGCCGCTGTTGCCATCATCCTCTGTGTAGTCCTCAGAGAAATCCGTCTTGTTTCTTGTCAGTGCGAGAGCTCTCTCTACCGCGTAAGCAATTGAGACGTTTTTAACAACACGATCACGATATGCCCGGCGCCAGTTGTCCAAACGAGGTCTGAGATCGTCAATGAGTTTTTGTTCTGTTTCTGTCATCCAAGAGTCCTCACGTAGCTAAACAGGCAGTAGAGATAAATAATCCCGAGAGCTGATAGCCCCCAGAACTCAACCTTTTTTCTGAGTTTGTCGCGGCGTTCTAAATAATCCGTAATCCATTTGAAGATCCAAAGGAAGACGAACATCGCGACGTAGCAATTGATCATCCAGAAAACATAACCTTCAGTGCTAGTAGGCCAATACATTCCAGCCCCCTCCCTCTTTCTTCGGTTTAGGCGTGACGACAAACAGCGGAATCGGGCACTCATCAGCACAGACCTTGCACTTCACTTTGGCATCATCGGCAAAAATTTTTAGAGATCCCTTAACTTCATGAAGCTCTAGCGTTCTATCCGGACGCATGACCAGAAAATCAGGCGTGTACGAGCATCGGTTTGAGGCTATCTTCCACGTGAACCGCTCAAACCAATATTTGAGAATTAACCCGGCATTTTTCTGTTGCTCAAGGTAATCTCGATAGGCCGCCTCGGTACGGTTCATTTCACCGATCTTGAGTCTGCCTTTTGCTTGTAAAAACCTTTTCATTTATCCCTCCTGATTGAGTTTGTGTGGTTTGATTGAATTCTTTGATGCTGTTTCCAGAACATTAGAGTTCCGTTGAGCGATGATCTGAGCGTGCGAAGGCCAACGTTCAAACTGTGAAAAGAAGTCTCTCCTGCGTTGAATTTGGTCGTCTTGCGCACGTTTGAAACGTGTGCAACGTGCGAAACTAATTGGATAGCACTCGCCCGGTGCGCGAGATTCGTGTAAACAATAGATATTCATGTCTCCGAACGATTTAACTGGTGGTACACGCTTCTTGCCTTGTGCGTCAATCCAATAGGAAGCCGCGTGAGCGCAATAAAGGCAACAGCCGGTCATGATCAATCCTTATTCTGTAGCCACAAAATAAATGCGATTAACAAGAACACCACACCGCACATAGAAAGATAAGCAACGTCCTCAAGATCAAACCTCATGCTTCCTCCTAAGAGGCTCTTCACCGATTAGATCGGAATTGCGTTTAAGCAGTCCCCACGCTTTCAGAGTTGCCGTTCTAACTTTATCCGGGTCTGCTCCTAACTCACTAGCCCACCTGTATCGATCTGACACGGACTCCCCGTAGAGGTTCCGGTATTCCTCGTCAGTCCAACGGACAACTTCCATTCCCTTTATTCGGTCAATTTGCATTCTTTTTCTCCTTTCGGGTTTCAAAGGCCGCCCGGACAAGCAACCCGAACAGAACCACATTCACGAACACCACCGGCGCCAAAATAATCATTAGCAGTGTCCAAGCTGAATCAGACATGACGCACCTCAATCGAAAAGATCAGCCGTCGCAGGTTTGCGCATTGAAGTTCCGGCAAAAAGCATCGGCACGCATTTAGAGCGAATGCGGTCATAAAGACGATCTCCGAGAAGTTCCTCCAGCGCTTTAGGTCCGAGATTGCTGAGAAGGATCGATGGCTTGTTCGAAGTCACACGATTGTCGAGAATGGAAAAGAGAATCCTCTTTTCAGCCTCCGAGCCTTTTTGAACACCGACTTCATCAATTACCAAAAGCTGAATCGAAGAAAAGAACTTCAGCGTTTCCTCTTCGTTTGTTGAAGCTCCAGCCTGGTATGTGCTGCGGACGGCCGAGAAGATTTCGCTTGCTTTGTAATACCTTGGATAAGAGAATGCGTACTCTTTGAGAAGCTCGATCATGATTGCGCAGGCAAGATGTGTCTTCCCAGTCCCGCAGCTTCCCAAAAACAGAAGTCCATATCCGCCTGCTTTTGCCTTCTCCCAGCCTTTAACAAAACGTCTTGCCAATTTGAAAGCGGCCTTTTGGCTGTCTGTCTCTTGAATGAAGGTTGAGAAGTCTTTGGTTTGATACTCAAGAGGCATACGGGTTTCTACAATTCTTTGCTTGCGGTTTCTCTCGGCTTCCTCTTTCCTTGCCTTCTCTTCATCAATAGCCCTTCGAGCTTCTTTGAGCTTAAAACATTCAGGACATTCGCTTACTTCCTTGATCTGTCCGCTTAACCAGACTTGATTTGCAAGGTATTCCCCGTGCAATGGGCAATTTGTTTTAACTTGCCGTATTTCCAATTTTCCGAGAATGGTATTAACGGCTTTGAGATTTTTGATTTCGGTGTTGTTCATAGTATTAAATTCCCGTCTTTATCAAATTTGCACTGCTCTCGGTAGTACTCTTCTGTGAATCCGCCAGGCGGTTCGTAGGCGAAGGGTTTGGAGGTTTGATTGGGCGGCTTCTGCTGCTGCCACTTGGATTCGTTGAGACACCACGTTGTGAATGCGGCTTTGTAATCTGCGTACTGTTTTCCGTTTGCTTTGCAGTAAGCGACCATCTTTGAAAACAACTGCTGTGGGTCTTGAATGTTGTGCTTCTGAGCGATCTTCAAAAACTCTTCCGGAATTGGGTCATCCTCGTTATAAGGACATGGCACCTTTTCCTTCTTCGGGCGCTTTGGTTTTTTCTCAACTGTTTCCGGTTTGGAAATAGTTGTCTTCTCTGGAGACGTTAAGGAAAAGTTGGAGGCGCTCTCTATAGAGTTATTTACTGGTTCATTTACTGATTCATTTAATGGTTCGTGTCCCAAATTTGGGCCTACCACACGTCCCATATTTGGGACTACGGAAAGTCCGTTTTTGGGACTAGTCCCATATTTGGTACTACCGTTTTTGGTACTACCGTTTTTGGGACTATCAGCGCCGGCAGTCAGATTCAGAACGTAATTATTTGAAGAGTTAAGGACAATCCTTTCTCTGCGGATAAACCCTTTTTCTTCCAAGTAGGTGATGGCCTTGTAAACAGTTTTTCTGTTTAACTCAGTCTCTTTGGCTATCGCGTCGGTGCTGGGGTTGCACCGACCTGTCTTTTCGTTTCGGAAATCAGCCAAGCAGCGCAGTACGCTTTTTGCCGCCGAATTACCGACAAAAAGTTTCCGAACTGCGTCTGAATCTTGCCAGGACATGATCCACCTACTGATCGATCATTCGACGCAAGAGGTTATTGCGCATTTTGTTCCAAGAGTTCTGGGGCCTGAGGTCTTCAACTGTGACCTCACCATTTGTTAGCTCTTCAATCAAAATGCACTTCTCGATTGATCCAGTACGTTTACCAGCAACCAGCATGCTCACAAACTCCGGAGTAACACCGAGTTGCTCTGCCAAATGTTTCTGAGAAATCTCAGGATGTTTTTCAAAATAGTGTTTGAGTTTCATAGCTATTTGCACATAACGTTTTGTTTTGATAATACGCATAACATTTAGTTATGTCAACTTAACAAAATGTTGTTTAATGTGATTAAGGAGAAAACTATGAGACCTGTAAGTGAAATCCGCCGAGAGAATCTCGAACTGCTAATCGAAGAGGAAGGAACAATACCGGCCCTAAATGAAAAGCTGGGCCGCCGAAGGAATGATCCATCATTGTCTTTTATCCGCGCTCAATCGGTACGCAGCAGTACGGGCAAACCGTATTTGATGGGAGACAAGTTAGCACGCGACATTGAATCTAAGCTGAAACTTGGCCGAGGTTGGATGGACACCGATCACACGGGAATGCTCATTGATTCGATTGAAAAGCCTGCGGACGGCGTGCGCGTCCTGGAATTGGCTAATACAGGTTCAATGGGTGATGATCCAAGTGTTCTGGAGCAGGATGTCATAGTCGGCGGCCTCACTCTCGCGCCTGATTTTGTCCGCCGCCTCAACCCTTCTAATCCTATGAACTTAAAGGTGCTTACAGGCCACGGAGATTCAATGCTTCCGACGATTGCGCCAGGAGACAAGGTGCTGATTGACGAAGGAGTGAAAAACTTGTATGACGGGATTTATGTGTTGCGCTCATACGACACTCTGTTCATTAAGCGAGTGAACAAGAATTTGAAGGGGGCTGTAGTAATTTCCTCTGACAATCCGACAGTAAAACTTAGCGAGGAGCTGGATGGATCGGAGCAATTAGAAATTGTTGGTAGAGTAGTTTATGTCTGGCATGGGAGCTTTGTTTAATCATGATTAGAAAAATAATCGGTTACTTTTTTCAGTTAGTCGGAGCACTCTTCTTTCTTTCGATCCTGATTTTTATCCTGGCAATAATTTCATGCATGATCTACGGTCAGCCAGAAGCAGCAGTTAAACCTCTTTTGTGCGGCTGTGCAGCCTGGGGACTAGGGTATTTCTTCTACAAAACAGGAGGAAAGATCCTGTCATATGACAGACCAAATAAAGAGTCTTTGTCTTTTCATCTGGATAGCCCTTTTAAGCGCGTGATGTTTGTTGTCTCTATCCTCTCGTTCTTTGGATTAATCGCAGGTTTCATAGCAAATGGCTTTGATATTGACGAGTTATTAAACGATCTTTTTAGAGATAGATATTTATCGTTTGAAATAATTCTTCTTAGAACCTGCTTTTATTCATTTTTGGTCTCCATCATCTTGATGTTATTTGGAGAAAAAGTTTGTAGTTGGATAAAAAACGGATCAAACGGACAGAACAAGGATAGAAAATGAAATCTATAGTTGTTCAACTCATTTTCTTGCTCGCCTGGGCTGCTCTTGCTGTGCCTTTCTATCTCCATGTACAAAAACTCGAGGACGAACACATTAATTGGAGAAACAAACTTTCCGCTGAAGCCGAACAAGCTCGGGAGGAAGGACGGGCCGAGGAGGCCTCAAAACTGTATGAAGCATACTATAGGGCCTTCAACGGTTTTGGCCTTCCCTGGTATGCAAGGGCCTTTTGGCCTTATCTAATAATCTTCGTTTTAGGTTTTATTGTTTACATGGCCTTTGACTACATAGGGCTAGGAAATTTTTTTTAGAGGTCAATGGAGAAGTAGATTACTTCTAAATCAGTAGTCTTTTGCAGCCGCCTACGGGCGGCTTTTTTGTTGCCTAAAAGAAACATATTGCTACAAACACCTAACCTCTTGTTATTCTTTACATAACATTCTGCTTGCAAATTTGCATAACATTATGTTATTCTTTCTGCATCAATCAATCGTTCTTTAACAGTCCTTCTGAAGATTGTCAGGAAGGAAAAGCTCCTAAAGCTGAGTAAACCGAAAAGCCAGGGAGCGACCAGGCGGCAAGTGAATTGCGCCTAAGCATGGGGATCGAAAGTGAACCAGCGGCAGAGAGAATGCTGAAAGTGTCAAACGTTAAAGTCGTGTAGCACCGGTAGGGGCCGTTCAGCGAAGACAGTTCATAAACAGAAGCGCCTTCTTTTTTTTATCAACCAATTTAACCAACAGGTTCAAATGGAGGGCGCTTCTGTTTATTTGATTGGAGACATCAATGGGAAAAATAATGACCTATAAAGAGACGGCCAAGTGTCCTATCTGCGGCCTTCTCTTGGAAAAGCAGGAAAAAGTGATCCACCTGGGAATTCCGACGATCAAAGCCGAATGTCCGGATTGCGGATACGTCAGCTATTTCTACAGTGCGAAGGCGGACAAAGAACTAAAGGCTCGAATAAAGATCAATGATCTTGTCGTAAAGGAAGCCAAAAGCTCCGGCAATGATTGCTAGGAAGACCGCGAATTGTTTCCAAGTGACGTAGCTACTCAGGGAACCCTGTATCTGAAGTTGTACCCATTCTCTGGTGATGGGGTCGTTTTTATCTTTTTTACCCATCGATTTCTTCCTCAACGAATTCGCGATCAAATAGAGCTACCCAGCCGCAGTGACCGCAACGGAGAATATTGACGCTTTTCAGAAGGCTTGGACTCTCGGACCTTTGACCGTGCTGCGGATCGATTGCAGCAATTTCCTCGTGAGTTCCACCATTTTCAACAATAGCCTCTCCGATTTGATTGTAAAGGTAGTTCTCAAAAGACTGGTCGAGGATCTTGGTTTCCGCAACTGTACCGTCCGAGTTTTGCTGTGTTTGCCAGTCGGTGTGGTGGCAGATTGGACATTTGAATCCGCCAGTTTTCTTATTTAGATACTTTTGCCACTGAGCAATCGAGATTGTTTTCGACATGTGATTTCCTCCAGTCGATTAATTATCCACTCAAAAGCCCCTTCCTTGCCAATTTGCATGTTCAGTGAACGGCAGCGGAAGAGGTTTCTGAATGAATTGACCATCAAAGGAGACAACAATGGAAAGACTTGTAATTGAAAAGCGGGATTACTCAGACGTTGAGGACGCCCTGAAGTGTTCCGGGAAAGCTGAACAGATTGCCGAACTGATTAACGATTTTGAGTATGAGCTCAAAAATTGCCAGCTTGCGGACGAGTCTCTTCAAAAGAAGCTTGACGAAATAAATAGCTTTTTCTGCGAGGAGTCCGAACGTCTCATGAAACTGGCTGAAAGTAAATTCAGATAACGAACTGGGGCAGGAGAAAGCAATGACCGATAAAGAACAAGATGTGCGGTGCTTCCTTTGTTGCGGGAGCCTCACTCTTCCAATGAGTAAAGAAGAAATGGAAGGACTTATTAAAACTTTCATAGAAAACAATTTGACCATCATTGAATTTACTCAAAGGAACAATAATCTGACAGCCGTAGATAAAGTCAAAAGAATCCACGAGCTGTCCTTCCAAGCTTTAGAAGCCAACAAGCTGCTTGAGAAATTACTTCACTCTGATCAAAAGGCAGCAGGCTCACCCGGCTTCAGCTCCGATTACTATGGCGAGCACGAATAATCTGAACAGCTCGCTCCAGATCGAAATCGATTTCTTCAAATTCTTTAATCATCTTTTCTTCTAATCGTCCTATACGAGTAAGGGCTTCGAAAAGATCTTTTTCAGCTTGATTCTCTTTTGCATCCGGGCTTCCCCCGATGTTGATTTTAGGGAGAGTAAGCGTGCCGTTTTGAACAAAAGCAATGATTAACTTTTGAATGAATTCTTTATCCATTTTTCCTCCGTTGAGATATTTAGTAATTCGGCAAATTAATTATCTCGCAGAGGTGACACCCCGGAAAGACGGGGACTTCTTCAGACCATCTTCATAAGCTCCCCAGGCTTTTACCAATTTTTTAGTTCCAATTTTTTGCGTTCAGGGGAGCTTTTGAATGTGGTCTTTTTTACATATTTTTATAGGAGAGAAAAATGATCTTGTTACCGGACGAGCAAAAGCAGCTCTTTAATTTCGTCATCGACGATCTTCTGAAAGAACGCGGCTCCGCCATTTACCTCACTGACGCGTTGGCTTATGCCGAGCGTGCTGTGGTTTCTGCCCTGCTCAATGGCAAATCCGAGATCACGCTTGATCTCGGTCACGTTGTCCAAACTGCAGAGGCCCAACGGGAAACTAAGGCGCTCTTCAAGGAATATGCAGGGGATTTCATCTGTGGTCTTGGGATGGAAGCGATTGATAAGGACATCTACCCCGACATTAAAAATTAAAAGTTTCTCTCCTCTGGCCCTCGTTTGCGCGGACTCCTTGATGCGCTTTCGGGGGCTTTTCTTTTGGAGGTTGCCATGAATAAAAAATTTGATGATCTGTTAGAGGACGATCTCGCATGTTTCCTCTGCGCTCTGATCGCCTTCGCCCTGTTTTTCGGCACGTTGACCTTAGTCCTCGGCGCCGATGCCTTTCAGCGGTGGCTGCTATGCATGTAACTCCGAGAACTTGCCCGGGCCCTGGGGACCTCTGGCAAATGAGCTGGCAGGAAGAAAAACGGCAAGCTGAATATGAGCGCCTGGTTGAGAAGTTCTTTGAGAAGTACATCCCAGAGTACTGCGATGAGCACATCAACGAGCTTGCTGAAAACGGTGAGGATGAAAGACATCCTGAGATTGAACCGATATTCGACGAATATCTGGAGGAAAACGAATGGCATTAAAACTCACTAAGAGAGAGAGAAGGCGCCTCTACTACCTCGAGCATCAACAAGAAATTAAAAAGAAGTGCAAAGAGTATTACTACGCGAAAAAAGTAAAACCTAAAAGGCAGAGAAAGTTGCCTCCACAACAGGGTCCCTTCTCTGCCTTATTTATTGGAGTAGAAAATGACTAATGAAGAACGTACTGCCTGGTTAAATGAACGACGTAAAGGTATTGGCGGCTCAGATGTTGCTGCAATCATTGGACTGTCACCATGGACAACCCCTTTAGATATTTATGAGCAAAAACTAGGCATAGCTCTTCCGTCCGAAGAAACGGAGGCCATGTACTGGGGCACAGCTCTTGAACCCGCCATAAGACAAGCGTATTCCGACAAAACCGGCTATTTGGTAAAGAAGCCGGAAACCGCTTTTGTCCATCCTAAGTACAGTTTTATGCGTGCCAATCTTGACGGCATAGTTCTAAACGACAATCGAATTGCTGAGTTTAAGACCGCATCTACATCCAAAGGATGGGGTGAGCCTGGCACAGATGAAATTCCTGACTACTACTTAACCCAAGTACAGCATTACATGGCTGTCACTGATCGTCCAGTGTGTGATGTTGCTGTATTAGTTGCCGGTAGGGACTTTTCGATATACACCGTTGAGGCCGACAAGGAACTTCAAGAACAACTAATTGAGATTGAAGCTGAGTTCTGGCAAAAGGTAGAAAAAAGAACTCCTCCAGAACCGACCAATTACGAAGAATTTCAAAAGATCAGAAAACAGAGATTCCCCGAGACTGGCAGCATTGAGGCGGACTCTGAGGTAATTGAAATCGTTAAACAGTACTTAGATGCTGACGCAGAGGAAAAAGCAATCACTGAAAGGATCAGCGGACTGAAACAGAAGATCGCTGAGCTTCTCGGAGATAACAATGCATTCACTCTGAACGGCAAAAAATTGGTTTCCTGGAGACGCGGAGCAACCTGCAAACGATTGAATCAAGCATCTCTCAAAACCAAGTACCCACAGATTTTTGAAGAATTTGCAACGGTGTCTACGAATTCACCGTCCTTAACTTTTTCCAGAAAACTTCTTTCTGCATAACTAAGAGGGAAAATAAATCATGAACGAACTTACAGAAAATACTTTCTCTGCCCCCGCAAATCCATTCAGGCCCGCTAACTCGACTCAAACAAATTCCGTTGAAATTTCAGTTCCTCACGCCGGAAATCCTATTGCGGCGCAAGAACAAGCTAGAGCCATTGCAGAAGTTCAGGCTGCAATGGTCGTCGCTCGAATGAATCCCCGTGATCCAATCCACGCTATGGATTTAATTCTCAATGAGTGCACAAGATACTCTTTGGCTGAAAATGCGACTTACTTTTATCAACGCGGAGGGACTGCCATTACAGGGCCGTCGATTCGCTTAGCTGAAGTGATTGCTCAAAAATGGGGAAATATTCAGTATGGAATTAGGGAACTTTCCCAAAAGGATGGAGTTTCTACAGCCTTAGCTTATGCATGGGATGTTGAAACAAATACACGGCGCGAGGTTCAGTTCCAAGTTCAACTTAAGCGGGATACAAAAAAAGGCTCATACGCTCTGACTGAAGGAAGAGATATCTATGAAGCGGTTGCTAATTTTGGGGCCCGCAGACTACGTTCATGTATTCTCTCGTTGATTCCGGGAGACGTTGTCGAAGCAGCTGTGCAACAGTGCCAAGTCACTTTGAAAGCCAATGTTGACATGACAAAAGAAGGACTAAATAGAGTGCTCGTTTGGTTTGAACATTTTGGTGTCACAAAATCTCAAATTGAAAAACGTATTCAGTGCCGCTTCGATTCAATACGTCCTGCGCAGGTTGTTAGTTTAGGAAACATACTACGCTCAATTCGTGAAGGAGCCTCGCAGGTATCAGACTGGTTCGTGCCGGAAGAAGAAACTAAAGTCACTGAAGAGAATAAGGGTGGAAACGAAGGACTTAAAAAGGTTTTAAGAAAAAAACAGCAAGCCGCTGAACCTACACAGGCCCCACAAGAAGTACCTCCTGAACAGGTAGGAGAACAGGAAGAGGCGGACCAAACACCTGAAACTAAGGCCGCTCAGGAGGCCACTGCATGAGCAAGGTCGAATTCCTGTGGCATGACCACGAGTGCTACCTTGTGAAACTGGACGGACTCACCATCGGCACCCTGTACAAGAAGGACAGCACGACATGGACAATGCGTCCCGATCTCATTGATGATCCTGCCCTGCTCACATATCTGCTCGATTCGTTCAGCACTGAATTTTGGGACAAGCTGCGGGAAGCCAAGTGTGAGGTTAAGAGGGCTCTCCTGCAATACAAATCGAATTAACCATGAGCCCTGCGAGAGCGGGGCTTCTCTTTTGAGGCCAATATGCAGTTCGAATTCATCGATTACAGCGGCTGCTTTCCAAACCTGTGTGCGGGGAAGCTGACATTTAAGGCAGACGGCAAACAATATGCGGGCTATGTAGACATAGTCTCTGGCGGAGATGTTTGGTTTGATGATCGCTGGAGTGAGCATGTTGAAGAGGGGCCATGGACGGATGTCTCGGGGCCTCTATTAAAAAAGAATCCAGAGCTACTGGAGCACAAAACCGAGCTCCTAAAAATGATTAACGAGAATGTACCTCTCGGCTGCTGTGGCGGCTGTGTGTAGGAGGAAAAAGATGTGGAAGATTAAAGATCCGGAATTAAAGCGCAAGATGAACCAGTTCATCTCAGATGAAGGCATTGACGAGGTATGCAGAAATGAGATGTCGGATTCTTCTACCTACATATTTTTTTCATTTGAAGATGATGCTATTAACTTTCGCATAGACAAAAGTTATTTTGAAGAATTTCCCAGAAACATGCTGGACGTTTGGCAACCTTTCCCAGAGGAGAGACCTCTAGAAAACGGAAACTACTTAGTAACGCGGCTAATGAAAACAGACACGGGCGTGACGGTTAGATTTCTTGATTTTGGGAGATTTGAATTCGGCAAATGGGCTTTTAAGAACGATGTTATTGCTTTTTGTAAATTGCCTGAGCCTTACTTTCCGATGGAGAAAAAAGCATGAAGTACCAATATCGATTCAAAGATAAATCGCTTGAACAAGCGTTAAATGTTATTTACGGAGAGGAATACGTAGAAGATCAAGTAAACAGGCAAATGACGAATACAACGTCATACATTTGTTTCGATTTAGATCATAGTTCTACTACGATTTCTAAAGGAGAAATCGCTGAAATTAAAGAATACGACTCAGACGACTGGAACCCTTTCCCGGAGGTTAATCCTCCGGAGTGCGGAGAGTACCTCGTGACATTTGAAGATGAGGATGCGGATTACGTGCAACAGAACTATTTCAACAATCTAGGAAAATGGGAAACCGCACATTCTGATGTGATTGCTTTTAGGGCCCTCCCCGCCCCATATCAACCGGAGGCCAGAAAATGAAACTTGAACTTGAAAACACTGACAATCCTCGAAATCACCAGTTTGATGAACTGGATCAAATAATCGTTCTTTTAAACGATCCCGAAACTGGTGAGCAGTTCTGTCAACTACCTCGGCCTCAAGGCCGGGCTTGAAAAAGCCTCTAGTTGACTAGCCTCAGGCCGTCGTTTGGCGGACTACGTTGGCCGGGAATCTATAGGCACCGCGGGATGCAGATCCTAGTCCCGTGCTCTGCGGCCGATGGTTAAAAGCTCTGAGAGGTAGGAGCGGTGCTGTCGGCTTGAAACCCCTTCCAACATTGGCGAAGGATCACAACCGGTCGAAAGACCGAGAGGAGGCGGAACTTGAGAGTATCCGTCTCAAACATTTTTTCTTAACAAAAACAGGAGGCGCTTCCTCCCCTGCCTGAAAGCAGAGGTATTCGCGCATAAATTTGATGAGTAATAGTGAAGAGTCAATCCTCAATATCTCCCAAACAGAAAGAGGAAGAAAAGAGCGGCTTTTAACCGAAATTGCACAAAATTACCTCGGAGAGAGGGGATTCAAAGCAATACCGCAATTCACTATCCACAGGACGTTTGAATATCGTATTCACCCGGGACATGAACTTCGAGAAGCGATAGAGAAAGATTTAAATTTCAATGAAAATCTTGTTTCCGGTGGCGTATGGAATACGGAAATCTCTTACCGCAACGGTTATGAGCACCGCCTAGACGTGCTGGGAATTGGCTACGGTATGGAGCTTTGCGGCATTGAAATTAAATCCTGCTGGGATGATTTCCGGACAGACAAAAAATGGCCGAGTTACATGGATTTTTTAAATCGCATGTACATTTTGGCGGACGAACCTACAGCAGTGAAGATCGCTGCATACCTGAAAGACCACAACCAGTGTGTCAAAGACGGACTTGGCAGGTGGTGTGATTTCATTCTGCATTGTCGCCCACAATCAAGAATGTCAACACCTGCCCCAGCCAATCCTATTTGCGCCGGTGTCATAGCTGCTATGGACGATGGAACCACAAAGATCATCAAAAAAGCCATGCGGTTGCCAGCCGACGGAAAAACGACGGAACTAGTGAATGCGGTGGCACGAAGCCTTACATATCCAGGTCAATTTTGTTACGTGGACTACAGTCCCGATAGAGCATATTCGTATGGTCAGCCCTCCTAGAGGGCTTTTTATTTGGACAAACAAATGATTAACGGTAAACAACTCAAGGCCATCTCGGCCTTTATCAAGAAAGACGGCAGCGGATCAACTGGCGGTCTTACGATCAATTTTGATAAATCGGAAATCTTCGCCTATAACGGCAGTAATGCGGTGCTTGTTGAATTAGTTGGAGGACTGGAGGGCAAAGGGCAAACGATTGTCCCGCTCGAAGTCGTTCTCTCTGCCATTGTCCTTATCGGGGATGGAAACGTAACAGCAACTCGTGAGGATTTTTGCGGTATCCCGTTCGAGCCGCCAATGGTTAACGATTTCTTAATCAAGGATTACCGAAGCATTTTCGTCCCAGAGGATATCCGAAAGCCTGGGCGCCCTGGTCTGTACACAAGCGCGTCAGTTAAACTGCTTGAAGGGTTAGACAAGGTATTTCCCGGACTATCGGAATTTGTTTTGCCGACCTCTCCGAACAAACCTTTAATTCTTGAAATTGGCCAGTCTGAGAAAGAGATTGACGATGATGAGACTCCCACCGAAATAGTAAAAGCAGCGATCATGCCAAGGTCTGATCCGCCGTTAAAAAACACGTGGGATGGGTTGCCTCAAAAATCGAGTTAAATAGTTATGAACAAAATTGAACTCACCCGCGAGGAGGCCATGCTTGTTATGCGCCTCCTCAATTTATTTTTGGGCAAGGCTCACGCACTGAACGTGCGTGACAACTCTGACGTTGTTCCGGCAAAAGCGCTCAAACAAAACATCTTTGACCAATTCATGAAGTTAGATACCGAGGAGGCTGAGAATGAATCTGAGTAACGCAGTCGACTTTTACTCGTGCCTGATTGCAATCATGGATCACTACGGCTATGACCATCAGGTGTACGAAAAATTGCCGGAAGAAGTCGATGAATTACAGGAAGCGTTTGACGCCTACTTTGATAAACCGTCCCCGGAGCATTGGCACCATGTCATTGAGGAATGCGCCGATGTCCACATCATGCTGGAACAGTTCCAAATGCTGATCACTCCTGAAGACAAGCAAGAGTTCGACAAAATTTGTATGGACAAACTGCATCGAGAAATTGGAAGAATTGAAGGAGGAATGAAAAAATGAGAAAACGTAAATCGGATAGCAGCGATCTCGGCGTGCTCCTCCTTGACGTGAAACAGGTCGCGAAATTATTGAATATCGGAGTCTCTACAGTGTGGGCGCTGGTTAAAGTAGGAAGATTCCCGGAACCGATTAGGCTCACTACAAGATGCTCTAGGTGGCGGCGTGTGGACGTTGTCGCTTGGTCGAAAACGCTAGGAAGCGAAAAAGAGGCGACGGTATAAATGAAACCACTCGGGGCGGAATTCCGCCCCATTATTTTTATTTGATCTGGCTGAAGCAGAACGCTCCCCAGGCATCAAAAACTTCTCTCATATCCCCTAAAGCCTGCTCTCGGTCATAGGCGCATTGATACGATTCATTGCGATGGTCGAGACAGCTTTCTCTCAAGTCCTTTGCAAATGCCGGATGGCCATATCCGGACGCATCTTTAGCCCAGGTATTAAAAGTTGCCCGGGCGCAGCCGTGCAGAGTGACAATCCTCGGTTTGCCGGTTTTCAAATGCATTTGATCCGGATCAATCCATCCAATCCCATCTATTTTTTTTTGTTTATCGTGCATGCGCTTAATCAGGGCGCTGACAGAATCTCTTGTGAACGGAGAATTCTTTCCCTTGTTGATATTTGGGAAAATAAAAGCCTCGTCGCTCATTCCAATACGAGGTGCTGTTTTTAATAACTCAAGTGCCTGAGGACTGAGCGGAGTCTTTCTGTCAAAAGGAATTTTCTCCCCTTTGACTTTCATACGCTCTCGCGGAATGACATGGAACCACTGCCCTTCTGTCTCCTTGATCTCTCCCCAGGTCGCCTCCCGAGCTGTTGAGTTCCGGGCGGCAGTAAGAATCGCAAAGGCCAAGCACCGAGCTGTCTGGCTAACCGGGACAAGTTTCATAAGCTCGGCAAAGAAAAGCGGCATTCTTTTCGGAGGGAGCGCCGGTTCATGGCCGCCTTCAGCTCTCACCAATGGCAGCAAGTCTCCCAACTTCCCATCTTTGACCTGTGCGGGATTCAGCATAGGAGGGACGAACTCCGAGCGGATTGCCCAGTCAATCGCCTGGCGAGCGTCAGACAAAATTCTTTCCGGAGTATCGATCATCGTTCGCCACTTCTCGCCCAGAGCGGCCGCAAACATCTCTGGCTTCAATTCTTCGACTGGGCACATCCTGATGGAATCAGGGATGTGATTCCTAAAGAAACCTTTCCAAACTTCTTTCTTCGGTTTGCTTGGATTATTCCAGCGGCCGCGTGCCTCATTAAATTCAATCCATTGATAAATCAATTGCTCAAAGGTCAGACGATCGTCGGATGGAGCGGATTTCCTCCGTAATGAGGCCTTGAGCGCTTTTTCTTCTTCAGACGGGTCAATGCCCTGCCGAATCTTTACTTTCCAGTCAGCGGCTTTTTTAAAGGCGTCTGCGAGCGACATCTGCGGATAGCGTCCCAGTGTAAATATCCGATTGATGGTTGATTCCCGCAGAATGAAGTATTTGGCCAAGCTGCCGTCTTTGAGTTTTACAACCTTTACAACCAGGCCTGGAACCCCGCCGCAGGCCCGAGTCTTTGTGACAGCCTTCAGCTGCTTTTCTGTCATCCGCTCTGCTAAACGCAT